TTTTTCGAACAAATGAAAGCAGTTCAAGATGAACTAGACCGATTTACAAATGCCCAGAAAGAAAAGCAAAGCTAATTACTTTACAAAAGAGACAGAAGAATATATAGTCAAATATAATAACTCAACTGACCCAGATTATCGAGCTAAAATATTCACAGATCACATATATTTACCGTTTTACAAGTTAGCAGAAAACATTATACATACTTTTAAGTTCTACTACACTGATGTTGAAAAGATAGAAGACTTAAAACACGAGTTAGTTTCATTATTATTAGAGGAAAAGATTATGAAATTTGATCCAACCAATGGAGCAAAGGCATACTCTTACTTTGGTACCATAGTTAAACGTTGGTTAATAAACTATAATAATAAAAACTATAAAAGACTAAAGCAAATAGGTAGTTTCTCCGAAATGGAAGAATCTTATGATGCTAAAATCAGTAAACAAATAGGAGAAGATGCAGGAATAACATTACCTGCATTTATGGACCGTTGGGTTGAAAGTACTTATGAAACTTTAGAAGAAACTTTTACTAAAGAAAGTGATAGAAAAATAGCAGATGCTGTTTTAACTATATTCAAAACCAGAAACGACTTAGATATATTCAAAAAGAAAGCTCTTTATATCTACATAAGAGAGATGACTGATTGTGAAACTCCTGCACTTACCAAGGTAATTAACATACTTAAAGAAGACTTTAGAGAAAAGTACCTAAAGTTATACGAACAAGGATTGATCGTCAATAAATTACCCTAATCTATTTATAAATAAACATTTTATGAGTTTAGATAAAGAAATATTTGACGGAAAAACTCTATCTGACCTCTTTTCTGAGATTCATAACAATTCAACAACTACCAGAGCTCAAGTTAAAGCTCTTATAGGTGAGTTAAAACCATTGATAGAGAACATCGGAGATGCTACTTTGATAGTTCCTATGATAAAAGAATATATGGAGATAGGAGTAAAGAATGATGAAGCACTCATCAAACTTGCAACTATTGTACAAAGAATTGAATCTGCTAATGCAAAAGGTGATGGAGGAGACATGTTTGACTTCTCTGAATTACAAGACCTTTTAGAAGAGCAGGATGAAATAAAAGAAGAGGTAGAAGAAGTAAAAAACAAAGACACCGAGGAAGATGCTTAATTTCGGAGGAGGTATACTTTCAAAAGCTGTTGCTAATGCTAGAGGTGCAGGTACACCACCCACCTTTAAGTTTGGTAGAGTAGTAGACGTAGTATTGGATGAATCAAGTCCATACTGGGACGAATTTGGAAGATCTCAAGCAATTAACGGTATAAGGTACAGACCATTAGATAAAGCACATTCAGAAGATGAAGATGCATTACTACCTTTTGCCTATTGCGGTAACACTAACTTAATAAGTGTACCTTTAAAGAATGAAATAGTTATTATTACTAGTTTACCTTCTGAAAATAGAGCAGCTAACTCCTTACAAACTAAAAACTATTGGCTTTCAATAGTTAATATATGGAATCATCCACACCATAATGCTTACCCCGACACTTTACAGTCTGGAACAGGTAAAGCTGATTTAGGAGAAGATTTTGAAGAGGTAGATACTGTCGCTCCCTTACAAACCTATCCTGGTGATATACTTATATCTGGTAGACATGGAAACACTATTAGATTAGGTGGAACCAAGCAGAAATACAATACTCTTACCGACGATAGTAATAACGGGTCTCCTTTTATTGTAATCAAAAATAAGATGAAAGAACCAGAAGACGGTACAACTCTTTCATCAGAAGATATTAATGAAGACGGGTCTTCTATCTATATGGTATCAGATCACGAAGTACCATTAGAAGAAGCTAACACTAATGCAGCATCATGGGAGGAACCAGCTGATCTAGCTGCTGTATACAAAGGAGATCAAGTAGTAGTAAATGGAGGTAGGTTATTTTTTAATGCCAAAGAAGAAGGAGCATTTATTGCTGCTAAAGAGTATATAGGATTAGCTTCTAAAGAAGTTCATCTAGATGGAGATGATATGATCTCTATAGATGGTAAAAAGATTTACTTAGGTTTTGTAGCAATGAAAAGAGAAGATGAACCTGTATTATTAGGTCAGACTACTCAAGATTGGTTAACTACTTTAGTTGATAATATAGAAACTCTTCTAAAAACTTTGAGTAAACCAGGACCACCACCGGCATATGTTGCGAAAGCAGTTGCTACCTCTACTGCATTGAGAGGAGGAATGAAACAATTAAAATCACAAATAAAGTTATTATCATCTAAAAAAGTATTTGTTGAGTAATGCCTTACGTTAATATAAAAGAATCTACTATAGTAAATGGAGTAGCTAAACAAGTTGGAGCTGTTCAAGAAATAGCTACGGCTAAAGTTTATGATTTAGTTAACGATAGTATACAAAAGGTGAGAAGAGAGGCTTGCCCTGTTTTACCTCAAGCTATAAGGTTACAGCAAAGGGTTAATGCTGTACAAGGAAGTATCAACAACATAAGTGTTAGGATAAATAAGTTTAAAAAAATAGCAGAAACCATTCTAACATTAGTTACTGTATTCAGTCTCATTTTAAAACTTGTAAAAAAGATACCTATACCTCAATCGGTACCTCCTGGATTCGGTTTACCAATGGGGCTTTCTATAGTCCAAGCAGACTTAATGCATAAGTTTAAAGAAAAAATAAAACAAGGTAAAGACGATTCAAAAGGTATTCTTGAAGTACTAGCAAGCCCAGTAGATAATGTTGAGATGTATAATAAAATTTTAAGTAGAATTAACATAGTCACAAACGGGTGTAGGTTGGAAGGTATACTTAAAAGAGAAGTAGCAAGAGGAAGAATTACAAATGAAAGACTTATAGAACTTGGTATAATAAAAACTGGTCCTAATTTTGCTCCCGGTGGAGAGTATATATTTTCTAATATAGGTCAAAACCTTTTTGGAGATCTTAATTTTACTAGAGACGGTGATCTATACGAAACCAATAGTGCAAATGGTATCTCTCCTGCACAAAAAACCACTATAGCAGATAATGCTCAAAAAGACCTATTAGATGCTTTAGATAAACTAAACGGTGAAGACAATGAAGAGTTAAAATCAGCTATATCTGATGTATTTGATTCATTTAAAAATGAAAACGAAGCAGATGCTAAAAATAACCCACAAAACTTTTATACTGCTTCAAACGGAGAAGTATATGAGTTAAAAATTAGAATAGATCAAAACTCACCAAAAATAGCACCAAGACGATTTGCTGTTGCTATAGATAAGTTTGATGTAGAAATATTAAAAGGTCCTAAATCCTTTAGTTCTTCTACTAAAGTTTTATTAGATGAACTTAAATTTAGATTAGATAATCAACTTCCATAACTAAACTATTTATATATATGAAACTCGACGTATTAAGAAAATTAATAAGAGAAGAAGTAAGAGCTGCAGTTAAGGAGGAGTTACAAGACATGTTAACAGAAGCAGTAAAAATTGCTAGTACTCCTGAAACTAAAAAGCCTACAAACCAGTATCAGCAAGTACCAAAAGGCCAACCTAAAAAATGGTCTTTCGGTAAATCAGCTACATTGGATGAAATGTTACAACATACAGCTGCTACCATGACAGCAGAAGACAGCAGAAACATTGGAGGAGCTGGAAACGTAAAGAAACCTAATTTTGCATCATCAATGGGTGCAAAGATGGGTATGACAGAAAATGCAGGACCTATGCCCGGTATTGATATATCAAAATTAGATTTTGTAAAAAATGCAGGAGCTATATATAAAGCTTCGTTAAAAAAAGATAAAGCTAGAGGATTATAATGGCATTTGAAGTTAAAAAAATAGACCCTTTAGATCTGCAACCAAGAGTTGCAATCGGCGTTGGATTACCATTCAGCGGCAAGGCTGTTTTTAACTCAATTTATACCTCTGCTGAAGCTATAAAAAATAATTTAATAAACTACTTTCTCACTGGTAAAGGAGAAAGATATATGAATCCTACATTTGGTAATGGATTACAAAGTTTATTATTTGATCAACTTACTGAACAAAAAGTAATACAAATAGACGCAATAATAAAATCTGATCTTGAATTTTACTTTCCTAGAGTACAGGTAGTTAATATTGAAACAGTAGGCGATCCAGATACTAATACAGTTTCATTTTCTATGTCTTATAAAGTATCAGATACTAATATAGAAGATGAACTTACAATTAATTTTGAACAATAATGGCTGAACAACGAGATATAAAATACATAAACAGAGAGTTTTCAGACTTTAGAACGCAACTCGTTGAGTATGCCAAGCAGTATTTTCCTGATAGCTATAACGACTTTTCAGCTACAGCTCCAGGTATGATGTTTATTGAAATGGCATCTTACGTAGGAGATGTTCTTTCGTTCTACCAAGATACTCAATTACAAGAAACATTTTTACAACATGCTAAAAACCCTCAAAACCTTTACACGTTAGCGTATATGATGGGTTATAGACCTAAAGTAACCACAGCATCAGAAGTAGAGTTAGAAGTTACTCAAGAGGTAGACCCAGTATCAGGAGGTGATACACCAGATTTCGATCAAGCATTATTTATCTCTGGTGGAGCAGTTGTTGGAGCTACAGATGATAACGATACTACTTTTATAATTGACTCATCTATAGACTTTAAATTTAGCAGTTCTTATGACCCTACTGACGTAACAATAACAACTATAGATTCAGGTACAAACCTACCTTCTGTATTTCAATTAAAAAAGAAAGTAAAAGCTTATTCTGGTACAGTTAACACAGTAACAGAAACAATAGGTTCTGCTGAAAAATTTAAAACTATAGAAATAGAAGATGCTGATATAATAAGAGTATTAGACATTACAGACTCTGATGGTAACATTTATTATGAAGTACCATTTTTAGGGCAAGATACGATATTTCAAGAGCAGAACAATCAAAGTTCATATAACGAATTAGTTAAAAGCACAGTACAGTTAACTAAAGTACCAAGAAGGTTTGTAACAAGGTTTACTTCTACAGGTATACTTCAAATACAATTTGGTGCAGGTATTATAGATGCAGACGATGAAGCATTCTTACCAGACCCTACTTTACTTACTAAGTTCGGTTCTCAAGATCAAGTTAACGCAATAGACGTTGCATACGATCCATCAAACGTATTATTTACAAGAACTTACGGTTTAGCTCCGAGTAATACAACATTAACAATTAGGTATTTAACCGGAGGTGGAGTTGGTTCAAACGTACCTGCTAATACAGTTACAAATAAGACTAGTTTAGGTACTATCACAGCTACAGATACATCAAAAGAAAGCACTTTAGCATTTAACAACCCTAAAGCTGCTACAGGTGGAAAAGATGGAGATACAGTTGAAGAGTTAAGACAAAATGCTCTACGTTCTTATGCAGAACAAGGTAGAACAGTTACAGTAAATGACTATACAGTTAGAGCAATGGCTATGCCAGCTCAATTTGGAGCAATAGCAAAAGCATACGTAACAAGAGAATTATTAGCTAATTCTGATAGAAGTGTATTAGATAAGAATCCATTAGCTTTATCACTATATGTAGTAGCATATGATGTAGATGGAAAACTTACTACAGCTTCTAGTACATTAAAAGACAACTTGAGAAAATATTTATCTCAATATATGATGATTACTGATGCATTAGATATAAAAGATGCATTTGTAGTAAATATAGAAGTTAAATATGAAATACTTACACTACCTAATTATGCTTCAAGAGAAGTATTAACTAGATGTACTCAAGCATTAAAAGATTATTTAAAAACTGCTAAAAGAAATATTAACCAACCTATAAATTTAGCTGAACTATATACTACGTTAGATAGAGTAAAAGGTGTACAAACAGTTAAAGATATAAAAATAAAGAATTTAGCAGGTGGAAATTATTCAGGGTATGCATACGATACTGAAGGAGCTACGAAAGATAATATAGTTTATCCTTCTTATGACCCATGTATTTTTGAAGTAAAATACCCAGATTTAGATATTAAAGGAAGAGTAACAGCAATATAAGATGGCAATATATAGAATTTTTCCTGAGAAGGATACGTACATAAACAGTAAACCTACAACAGCTGGTTTATACGGTAATGCCGGATTAGATGAGATCGTTGAGATTGCAGGTTACCCAGACCCAACTGACCCAGCAGTAGGAAGAACTAAAAGAACTTTAATACAGTTTAAAGCTGCTGATATAAGTCATGCAGTTGATAATATTATAACAGGTAGTATTTCTGCGAGTGTGCATTTATCATTAGCAAATGCAACTGAATTACCTGCATCATATACAATATATGCTTACCCTATTTCATCATCTTGGACAAATGGTACTGGTAGAGGTAATGATTCACCTGTAAACAGAACAGGTTGTAGTTGGAAATATAGTGATGCAGCAACAACAGAATGGACTAGCTTAGGAAGTGATTTCATTACTTCTAGCGTATCGGGTAGTAAGACAAACGATTTAACATCAACACACGATTTAGATATTGATGTATCAAATATAGTTTCATCACATTATAGTGCAAGTTTACCTAATAACGGTATATTATTAAAGTTAGAAGATAATTATGAAGGTTATGTATCTCAATCTATAACTTTAAAATATTTTAGCTCAGATACTAACACCATATTTCCTCCTTATTTAGAGTTTAAGTATGCTGACACAATATATAGTAGCAGTTTATCAGAACTAGATACCGATATTGCAACAGTATCGATAAAGAATAATAAAGAAGAATATGCTGATTCTGATATTGTAAAATTTAGAGTATCTGCTAGACCAAAATACCCTACAAGGTCATTTACTACAGGTTCAGTTTACTTAACTGAATATAAGTTACCTGCAGCTTCTTATTACGGTATTAAAGATGAATTTAGCGGTGAAATGATAGTAGATTTCGATACAGTATACACAAAGATAAGTGCTGATGATACCAGTAGTTATTTTAACATATACATGGACACATTTCAACCAGAAAGACATTACAGGCTTTTGATAAAATCTGTTATAAATGGTAGTACTGTTGTCTTTGATAATAAAAACATCTTTAAGGTAGTAAGACATGGCTAATGAAGTTAGAATTAAAAAAACAGTCTATAACAAAGACCAGTTTGACAAGGTAGTAGACAACGAGTTTAAAACGTTTACTCAACCTGTTGAAGCTGAGTCTGACCTTACTATACAGGAATTTTTTGAACAATATAGAAGACTATATTACGAAATACCTCTTCAAGGAGACGATTCACATACTACATTAATAACTGAGAGTTCTAAGTTAGTAGAATTCGAAAAAGATACTGAAGACATACAACCTCTTTTAGATGAGATTGCTGTGTTAAGAGAACAAAACAACGAACTTAACCAACAGTTGTTCGATTTAGAACAAGAAAACGCTAATAACCAGCTATAGTGGCAAAGTATACGTATAATATAAACAGTTTAGATACTTCTCTAGTTGGAGGTAAATCATCTATACCTGAATCAGAATCTAATATCATATCTACCTTTGCAGTAAATAAACTATTTGCAAAAGAGTCTCATAAGTTAGAGATACACGTATACTCATTAGATAACACTCTATTAGAATCAAATCAAAACTTTACTAAGTATTCTCAACTTGCTAACTCTGCAGGGGCTGGTAAAGAAGGTGCATCAAGCATATACCTTGAACCTGTATTAGATGCTCAAGATCTAGGGTATGAGAATGGCGATGTAAGATTACTATATAATTTTTTAGATAACTTATATTCTGATGCTAAAGTTGCTTCTAACTTTTTTATAAAAGAAATAAGCCCTGACAGAACAGAATTAAAATTATCTACGTTTGAACTCACAAACGAAAAAGTAAACAGTATTACTGCTGAACTAAAAACTCAGTTATTAGATAATTCATACTTCTCAGTATACAAACTAAACTTTGATAATAACAAGTTTTCATCTGTTATTAATATAGATACTCTAACAGAAGGAGAAGAAGAGTTAGTAGTAGTAAAGTTAAGTGAACCTTTAAACACAGAATTTGGTGTTAATACGACGTTATATATTGAACAAGAGATATCTGATAGTGTTTACTATGAAGTAGAAAGTATACTTGAAGAAGATATAATAAAGGTACCTCAACTAAAAGGACCTAACTTTTCAATCAGTGTAGCAGAAGGTCAAGCCAATCCTACAGAGTTTTTTAACTTTAATGAACTATTTAGTTACCCTGTAACTAACTCTTATGCTGAATTAAGAAGCTTATATAATGAAGCAGGAGCTCAAATATCTATAAACCATGAAAAGTATGAGAACTTTATTCACTTTAGTTCTGCAGAAGAAAGATTAAGAAACTTTAAATATAAGTTAGATTTAATTAAGTCATATGAGAATAGTATTGATGCTATAAAAGATACATCGTATACTGGTAGTGGTTTTACCGGTAGTACAGATTATTATGAAGGTTTAATAAAAGGTTTAGTTGATAATTTTGACCATTACGACAACTACCTGTATTTTGAAAGCGGTAGTAAGTCATGGCCTAAATCAACGACAGGAGCTAAACCACATACAAACTATGCTAGTAGCCATATAAGTGCATCAACATGGTTTACTGCTCAAGTAGTTTCTGCGTCTAATTTTGACAACAGTAACTTTGATATACTTACAAACACCATACCTAGGTTCATAAGAGAAGATTCAGATAATGAACCTTACCTGCTACTTACTCATATGGTAGCTCAACATTTTGATAACCTATGGGTTTACTTTAAACATGTAAGTAGTAAGTACGATGCAGATAACAGATTAGACTTTGGTATATCAAAAGATTTAGTAAAAAGTGCAATAGAATCCTTTGGTATTAATTTATACTCTAGTGCTGAAAACACTGATAATTTATTTGCTGCATTTACTGGAGATATTACTCAAACGGGCAGTTTATTAGTCAACTCTATGTCTATAGCTACTTCTGCTTCATATAATAGCGGTAGCACAGCATTTGAACATCTACAACCAGTTGCTAAAAATAACTACCAAAGAGAAATACAAAAAAGAATATACCACAACCTACCGTACCTAATGAAAACTAAAGGTACTGAAAGAGGTATAAGAGCTCTAGTAAACTGTTACGGTATTCCAGAATCAATACTTGCTATAGAACAAAGAGGAGGGTCTTTAATAACAGGATCAAAATTCTTTGGACCAGATAGCACAACTGCTTCTGGTAGTTTAGCAAAGGTTAGAGTAGACAATACAGGTAGTATCGTGACGGGTAGTACTTTATCATTATACACGTCTATAGTAGATAAAACTAAAACCTATGTAGATGATTCACATGAGTTGACTGTAGGGTTTGATATAGCAAAAGCAGCTAACTCTTTTATAGAAGCTAAAGTATCTAGTAGTTTTAATATAGATCAGTATATTGGAGATCCTAGAGATAGAAGAGATGGACAGTATGAAAAACTACTACAATATAGTGACAATATAAACTCTATGGGTTGGAATTGGAACGACCTTACTTTAGAGTGGCAAGCAGCTGATTTCAATTGGGATACAAAAATAGTAAATTCAAAAGATGCAAGAGGGTTTATAAGGTTAATGAACTATTTAGATGGTTCGTTATTTGAAACCCTTAAACAATTTGTACCTGCAAGAACAAAATTAAAGACTGGAGCTATAATTCAGTCTCATAAACTACATAGAAGTAAAGCACCTCAAGTAAGTAGTTCTTTATTTTACGATACATATAGTGCATCAATAAGTGTAGCAGAAATAACCGGTAGTCAAGCTGGTATATTTGATATGAGTAGTAGTTTTGGTTTTAACACCAACTATTCACGTTCAATAGTAACTCCTCTTGGACCTGCAACAAAAGACATAACTGATGAATCTATTCAGCTAAATGGTGAGTTTAGTGGTTCATTCTTAATATCAACAGATGGAGAAGTAGGAGGCGGTAACCCTTTCGTAGGTTCAGCACAACCGTTGATCAGTTTTGATATAACAATGTTTAACCTTTCATTACCGTTACCACCTGCTTGTGTTATTGCACTATCAGCATCGTTTGATGGTAACTTCTTTGAAGCATTTTCAACAGGTACTATTGGAGATGCAATATCAGGTTCGATACAACTTACGTATCCTACTATAGGATCTACAAGTATTACTAGTATAAGATTTACGCACGACTATGATGCATATGAATTCTTCTCATTAGAAGCAGATGAAAGTTATACTAATGCATTCTTAGGTTGGTATACTCAGTTCCCAACTGGAAGTGATGCAAATAGAATCACTACTTCTTCTACTTTAACAGTGTATTACGAAGATGAAGCAACAAATGGTAACAAGTTCTATGCAGTATTTGATTAATTATAATATATGACTATACAAGAATTTTTAGATACTAATCCTTCCTCATATGGAACAGGTAATATGAACCTACTCTACAGTAGTAGTGTATCCGGTTCTGACGATACACCTATTGCTCCTTTCCATTTGCAAGGGTTAACAATACCGTTTAATTCTAAAAATGGAGTAAATGTTACTGCAGCATTAAAAGAAGTTGATAACTTTAGATTTGATTTACACGTAGGTCAGTTAGATGCAAAGGTAATAGGTAGACAGCAAAAAACTAACTTTTATTATTTTAAAATAGAAGAGATAGTAACACAAACGTTACCAACATCTGTCAACTTTAATGGCGACCCAATCTTCACAGGTTCAGAAGCAGTATTTGTACCTTATGTAACTCTTAACTTTAATAACAGTCCTTATAACCCACTTGGTAATAACTCAGAGGGAAGTAAAACTAACCCTGCATATCAAAAAGTAGATAGAACAACAAGTCAGTTTAACCCTACTAATTTAAATGCAATAATAAGCGGTTCAGCCACTGATGCTCAACTACAAGAGTGTGCGTATACTAAAACCGGTATTATTAATGGAAAGTACAACGGTAGTAAAAATGCTGGTATAAGTAGAGTTATTTCTAGAGAATATAACAAACAAAATCTTTCAACATTGATATCAGCTAACCAACAGAACGCTGATCACCCTGCAATAGGTTTATTAACATTTGAAGGTAGTTTACATGCAAGTGATGCGGATACTACAGCAGTAAAAAATATCTTAAATGCAGATAGAGATATAGTTGACATATTATTTACCACTGCATTAACAGGTTCTCACCCTGATAAATTTTTCCCTAACTTCCCTAAAATAGGAAGCACGGTGTTTGGTTTAGAAGGTAACAGAACATTTAAATTAACCAATAATAAAATTTATTCTATTGATACTGACGAGGTTTTAACAATTAACAACTTGGGTACTGTTGGTACTATAGAATAATCAATTTAACATATATTTATATAAAACAATAATAGTAAAATGGGATACTTAGATAATTCGATCGTGACGGTGGATGCGATCTTAACGAAAAAAGGTAGAGAGCTATTAGCTAGAGGGGATGGCTCTTTCAAAATCACTCAATTTGCATTAGCAGATGATGAGATCGATTACACCCTATACAATCCATCACATCCCTCAGGTTCTGCTTTCTATGGAGAAGCTGTCGAAAACATGCCGTTATTAGAAGCCTTTCCAGATGAAACTCAAATAATGAAATACAAATTAACTACATTACCAAGAGGTACTTCAAAACTACCGGTACTTAGTTTAGGTGTATCTTCAATTACTCTTAAACAAGGAGCATCTTATGCAATTACCCC